CCTTCCTGACTACTTGTGTCGCAGCTGCAAACTCCTGGTGTTTCAGGCGTCGCGTGCAGGCTGGTTACCACGACAGTCTCACGACCGTCCCTGACAGTTCAGTGCTGTTAGGAACCACGCTTTACGCTGCAGGGCTTTACCGTGAACGCGGGACCACTGGAGACAGTTACGCATCCTTCCAAGACATGAGCGGACCACCGTTAATGACCTTGGGTCGAGTCAACCAGTTGCTTGGCGTTAAGAGATCGCAGTGCGCTTAACATGGCTGGCATTTTCACAGACGCAATCAACGCGGTCTCAGCATCACTTACGGCCCTTGGGCTTAAACCTGTTACCGATCCACGCAACGCACGACCGCTCACAGTATTCATTGAGTTGCCGTCGTTTGAATCGTACGGTGCAAACCCAACATCCAAAGTCAGTGACGTCACAATCACTATTCGAATCCTTGGAGCGCCACCCGGCAACCAAGACTCAACCGACTACATCCTTGGCGTCGTGGACACCATCCTCGGCTCAAACATTGCAGTCATCAATGGACAACCATCCATCGCAACGATCGGGTCGCAAGACCTCCCCTGTTACGACCTCACTATTAAACTCACAGCGACACGCTAACTAACAAAGGAACAAAATCATGGCAATCGTTTACCAAGGCAGTGGACAAATCACCATTGGCGCAAACAACATTTCACTTAACTGTTCGTCCATCACCCTCGAAGCAGGTTTTGACTCGCTTGAGGCAACCGTCATGGGAGCCACAGGACACAAGTTTGTGGCTGGCCTTCAAACGGTGAGCGTTTCGGCAACTGTGCTTCTTGAGTACGGCGCGACTTCAGTTGAAAAGTATTTGTCAGATGTTGTCGGCGACGGCGACACCACCGTCATTGTTGCACCTGACTCTGGCGTGGCCGCACCCGGAAATCCGATCTACACAATTAGCAACATGATGATTTCGTCGTTTATGCCGATCTCAAGCACCGTGGGCTCCCTTGACACCATGACCGTTTCGGGCACTGGTGGCACTTGGGTTCGCGCCGTAGCCTGATCTAACCAACACAAACAAAGGACCCCGACATGATTGGTATGACGTTACGAGTAGAGATGCTCGACGGAGAAACACACGAAGCACCCATCACCTACGGTGTTGCGTGCAGGTGGGAGGACCATCATCCTCAGCTCTCCGTCGGGCAGTTTCTAGAGAACATGAAATTTAAGGCTTTGGCTTGGTTGGCATGGGACGCGGTTCGCTCAAGTGGCGTAATCGTTGAACTGTTTCCTAAGTGGGTTGAAAAAGTAGCGGACATCACGTTTGTCCCAAAAGAGAAACCAAAGCAGGACGCGCAGTCAACCTCATAGCGCAACTGGCACTCAGGACAGGCATCAGCCCATTGGATTTGATGAACTGTCCAGCGTCGGTTGTGGATGAGATGGTTCGTTTGCTTGTTGAGGAAAACGAGAAAGCGAAACACAAACGATGACAATTCAAGTGAAAGGTGTAGCCGAGACAATGCGCGAACTCGGCAAAATCAACCCTTCACTTAAGAAGGAATTGAACAAAGACATTCGAGCAATCCTCAAACCAATGTTGGCTGAGATCAACCAGTCCATTCCTAAGTCGCCTCCCCTATCTGGAATGGCCCACAACGGCCGTACCGGGTGGGGAAACCGTAAGAACGCACAAATCAAAATTGATACGCGCAAACCGCGCCGAGGGTTAAACGACAGTACCAATGTTGTACCCGTCAACATTGTGCGAATCCAAACTAAAGGCGCACCCGTCGCCATTGCAGATATGGCTGGCAAGGCTGGCGGTACGACATCGCGGCGAGAACCAAAATATCAACGCCCAAACTTTGGTCGTTCCCTACCGGGTGACCCTTCACGCTATATGTGGAAGAACGCCGAAAAAATGATTGGTAGTGTTGAGCGTGAGATGAGTGACACAATTGACCGTGTGGTCCGAGAAGCGAACGCTGAATTGGCAAAGGTGCGTCCCTAATGGCAATCAACATTCCGATCATTACAAGCCTTGAGGACAAAGGTATTAAAGCTGCTAAAGACGCTTTTGGAGATTTTAAGAAAGCGGTCGGGAACGCCGAAGGTGGACTCAACAAATTTAAGGCTGGCGCAAACGTCGCTTTAGATGCCGTCAAAGCCAACGCAGGCAACCTTGCTTTAGCAGGTGGCGCGGCTTTAGTCGGGTTCGCCGCACAAGGCATCAAAGCGTTCCAAGATCTCGCATTAGCCGCAGGCAAATTTGCGGATGCTACAGGACTATCAGTTCAGGACGCGTCACGCTATATCGAAGTCGCAGGCGACCTCAGTATCCCAGTAGACGCCGTTGAAGGCGCGATAGGTCGCCTCAACAAAACTATTGGTGCAGACCCGGACAAAGTTCGTGACCTCGGCATAGACCTCGTATACCTTAAAGATGGCTCAGTAGACGTCAACGAAACATTCCTAAACACAATTGACCGCCTCAAAAAGATTAAAGACCCAGCCGAAAAAGCGAGGGTTGCCGCTCAGCTGCTAGGCAAGGGCTGGCAAGGCATGGCCGAACTTATTGAGTTAGGCGCAGACGACCTTAAAAAATCTTTGAATGGTGTTTCGGATCAACAAGTTATTGATCCAAAAGAATTGCAACGCGCTAAAGATTTTCGTGACACTATGGATGACTTTGGTGACACAGCAAAACAACTTTCAATTGCCCTTGGTGAATTTTTGGTGCCAATCCTCGGAGACATTTTAAAACTTGTTGATGGAATGGTTTCAGGAATTGGTGACACTTGGAACTATTTGCAGAAACAGTGGGACAAAACCTATTTTGCTACCGCGTGGGATGACATCAACGACACAGTTGACATGGTTATTCTTGACATTAAAGACGGTTTCAAAGACATCTTTAACATTTTCTCAGACGAAAAAGAAGTTATTCCAGTGTTTGCTGAGGAAATGCGAGCCGCTCGTGAGGACACAGAGGACTTTAAGGATGCAATAAAGAAAGCCCGTCTAGACGCCATTTTGCCGTTCAATAATGCGGTAGACGGTATGACTACAGCGTTGATGGACGCAGATACGGCATGGAAAAATTTAACTAACAATCTCAGCCAAGAGGTAGCGTTAGACGGTGCCAAAACAAAATTGCAAGAATTGGAAGCCGCCACCAAACTTGCGTTTGGTTCAGGTGCCCAAAAAGATATTGATGACATGGAAGCAAAAGCCCTTGAGTTTGTTACTTCACTGCAAACTATTGCGACAAGCATGGGCGACATTTCATCCAAAGAAATTTTGATTCGATATAAAACGCAGGGTCCAGCAGCTGCTCTTGAGTTGGCTAACTATCTTGCTAGAGGTGCCGAGTACGGCGGTCTGAGTCCAATAGATGCTTTAAACCTTGCTGGTATTTCTACGTTGCCCCGTAGGGCTATGGGCGGTCCAGTCGCACCGGGCGGCTCGTATCTTGTGGGTGAGCAAGGTCCTGAGTTGTTTACACCGTCGGCATCAGGCAACATCAGTTCCACAGGCACCTTTGGTGGCGGTGCAACAATCACGGTCAATGTCAACGGTGGAGACCCCAACAGCATTGTTAGAGCCTTACAGCAGTACGTCCGTCAGTCGGGCCCTGTACCCGTGAACACGCGAGCAATGTAATGACTTCAACTACTTGGATGTTTTTGTTGAATACCTCAACAGATTTTACTTCAAGCGTTCTGTCAGCAAACATTAATTCGGGCCGTCAAAAATACTTAGACAATTACAACGGCGGTTCAATCAATATCACAATTAATAACAACACAAATTTGGCTAGCAGTTTCAACTTCAACGACAAAATCTATGCAAAAGTTGTTGGATCAACTACAAACTATCAAAATGTTTTTAGTGTCCAAGAAATTTTGTTTGACGATTACCCGGGCAACACGGGATTGAGTACGGCAACAATTGTTGCAGTTGATGGTCTCACAAGAGTTGGGCGATATCAAGCAACGTCTAAAGCTTTAACTCAAGACACAACTGGCAACCAAGCCATGCAATTCAATGGATCACCTTTACCAGCAGATATTTTGGTTGGCGCTTATGCGGCGTCAACAGGTAATTCGACTGCTTCAGCACAAACTTACACTGGCACAGTTTTGAACCAACTAAACATTCTTAACGCTACGGAACGCGGTTTAATGGAATGCGTTGGTAACGATTCTAATTATCAACTAATAAGTTTTTACTCTCGAAGTTGGGTCAACACTTTAATAGACACCGCTTTTTCGTTTGGCAGAACTACCTCTGCAACAAAAATTGCTTACGGTGACATTAAAAGAATCCAAAACGGAATGTCATTTATTAACACGGCGCAAATATCGCCGTTAGGTCTCGCAAATTCAAATAGAACAAATACAACTTCAATCAACAATTATGGGTCCGCTTTTTATAGTTCATCAACTGTTGATTACAACACCACGCAAGCAGATGGAAACGGTGACTGGATTGTCAACACTTTTTCCGATCCAGCAAACGTACGTTTCGAAATAAGTTTTACTGATCGAATGCAGGATGCGTCAGCATATTATGAATTTTCTCAGAGGTTTTTTACATCAGTTAAAGTTTGGTCATTAGAGTATTTAGTGCCGGGTGACGTATCGGTTACAACAATAAAACTTGTTAATGAAGGCTTCACAATAAACGTCACTCCTGAACAAACTCAATACCAGATATTTTTTAGTCCGTTGACTTACTACCAGTTTTTTACACTTAACTCAACTACACAAGGTATTTTGGACACCAGTCGACTTGGCTGGTAAAGGAGAAACATTATGGCTACACAGTGGACAGCAGGGACAACTAGTGGGCAGGTGTTGACTGCGGCGACGCTTAACACCATTGGGGCCGCATGGGTTGATTACACGCCGACCCTGACACAAGGCGTGACGGTAACTAAGACAATTTCAATTGCTAGATACTGCCAAATTCAAAAAACCATATTTGTGTCATTGTTTGTCTCAGCAACTAGCGCAGGTACTTTAGGCGCAAGCGTTGAAATTGGTTTGCCAATAGCGGCTAAATATAGCGGCGCAATGACGGGCAGTGGTTTTATCTACGACGCAAGCACGAATACGATGTATAACGTCCTTCCCTACACAGTCAGCGCCTCAGTCGTTTCAGCCTTTTATCAAACTGGCAGCAATTGGGGTTCAAGTCCAAACCTTGCTTTAGCAAATACTGACCAAATACGATTCAACTTTACTTACGAGGCCGCATAATGAAAACAGTTACTTGCACAAACGAAACCTGCCCAGAAAACGGTGTCAACGAGTTTATGTGTGGCGACCCCGAATATGTCGAATGTGGTGTATGCCACGAAACGTGTCAATTATCAGAATTGTACGACGACCCTGATTCGTGCAACTGGACACCCGGAAGCAACCCTCAGCCATGAAAACGCTTGCCGTGATCGCAGCTCTTGCAGTCGTCCTCATGTTCGTCGTTACAGGGTGTAGCGACCGCACTAGAAACAACTGCGAACAACAACCCACAGCGCCCAGATGTGACACCTCAACAGGAGCAACCACACCATGAGAAAACGACTCACCAACTCCGAGATCAAAGCGCGCCTCGTCCTAATGGTCGGAGTCGCTCTATCACTCACTTTCATCATGTCAGTCGGGATGATCCTCTACTCGCTTGCGTTTGTCGTACAGCCCTTGGAAGTGTCGCCTAACGACTCCAAAGCATGGGAGACCCTCTCGAGCGTAATGTTGGTTCTCGCTGGGGCATTGACGGGATTGCTCGCAGCCAATAATTTGAAGGACAAGGAACCCAAAGATGACATCTAGACCGTATACAGGTAACGCCGACGGCAACCATCCGACCGAACGACCCGGCACAAAACGATTCGTCGAATTCATGGAATATTTGTTTGGCATGAAATCGCTTGGCATCTACGCCAACCGACCGATGCGCGGATCAGCCAATTTAAGCGTTCACGCAACATGGAGGGCAGTAGACCTCACAGGCAAAGGCACCGCCAAGCAAAACGCCGACTCACGCAAGGCCGCAGTGGAGTTCTTGTTTGCTCACCGCGACATCTTGGGTGTAGAGGAAATTCACGCATACGACGGGGTTGGTTGCCCGATCCCCAACCTCACCAAATATGGTGCCGGGTACCGATGCGACCGTGACGCATGGCGTGCATGGACTCCACAAAAGAACGGCGGCACCCCAGGCGGAACATGGTTCCACGTCGAATTGGCACCAAATATGGCGGACAGCAACACCGCTATAGAAAAGGCTTTCACTAAGATCTTTGCGTAATGCCTTGACAATCGGCTTGGGAGTCGGTCAAATGACTGCAACCCAAGTGCGTCCCCCAATAGGTGGACCCCGACCGCAGGAGGAAAGCAATGCAACTATCTATTTTTGATGTACTCGTTGAGACACCCGAGATGCTCAAATATGAGGCCTTCAAACAGGCAAACCCGTGGGTCATGCCGACCCTTACCAAAATGTGCTACCAGTTGATGCACCGCGGATACACGCATTACGGCATCGCCGCTCTTATTGAAGTCTTGCGCTACGAACACGCAATAACAAACGACCCCAGTAGCGAGTTCAAATTTAACAACAATTACCGCGCCTTTATGGCCCGAGAGATTATGCAAAAACCAATGCTGGACGGATTTTTCAGCACCCGTAAATCAGTTGCGGACTTATCAGAGGACTACTAAATGAATTTTAAACGACTAGCCATTATCGGTATTACAACCTATGCCCTTTGTGCCTTGTGGGCTATCACAGGCGTACAGGGCAACGCAGACACCCCTCAGGGTCCGTCTGTGCCCCAAACGGTCAGCCTCGGGATGTTGACACCCCAACAGTTAGAGGACCGCGCAGAGGCTCTCACAGCAACAACAACAACGACGACGACTAGCACCACCAGCACTGTCCCGTTCATTCAACTAGCCGACTTTGACCCTGACACCAAATGCCAAGAATGGTTCCAGACTGCAATTGCGGTCGGCTGGCCTAACAACACTGAAACCTTAGAGAAGTTGGGTCGCCTTTTGTGGCGTGAGACAAGGTGCCGTAACATTACGCCTTTGTCAACTGACCCCGAACTGGTAAAATGGTTTAACGGCCACGACTACGGTGTAGCACAGATCAATCAGATCCACCGAAAATATGTTGAGCAACTGTTCAATATGCCAATGGAGGAATCAATGTCGGATCCGACCCTTAACTTGCGTTTTGCCTACTTGCTTTATTCAGAACTAGAGGAAACAGGCAGGTGCGGATGGAAACCTTGGTCACTGTGCTAGATCGCTGGTGGGATCATGCAGCTTGTCGAGGCATGGACCTCAACCTGTTCATCTTTGAACCGGGTGAACGATACTCTAAAGCCCGTATTGCGCAAGCGAAAGCAGTTTGCGCAACCTGCATTGTCAGGCCGTCCTGCCTAGCCGAGTCACTTAGATACTCGTCAACCATTCTTGAGTGCTACGGCATTTGGGGCGGTCTCACATGGAAAGAGCGCCGTCAACTACAATCCGAACAAATCGTTGCCACACCGCTGGTGTATCGTGACGGCAAATACCGACAAATCAGGGAGCCCCGACCATGACCAAAGAACTAGCGGAATTGACCGCCATGATTTCCAAAGCCGACATTGCGATGAAAGCATCTATTTGGGAGATTGAACGCCTCAGGGACGATGTAGCGATGCTTAGAAAGGCGCTCACAGAGTTGGCTTATGTCGCCGAGGAAAACGGCATCTACCTATCCAATTTGACCCGATCAACACAAGACGCAATCGTTGCGATGCGTTTAGGAGGTTTCAAATGAGTTTCAACCCAGCCGACTACGCGTCAGTACAGGAACGCCTACCACTGTTTTGGAAAGACTGCGCACGCGGACGCATCGTCACAGAACTGGTCGTTGACGATGGCACTCGAATTGTGATAAAAGCAGAATTGTATGCCGACATAGCGGACGCAGTACCGACCACCACGGGCTACGCCGAGGAGATCCGTGGCTCATCCATGGTCAACAAAACCAGTGCGTTAGAAAACTGCGAAACCTCCGCTATCGGACGGGCCCTAGCGAACTACCAGTATCAGGGCTCCAACAAACGTGCCTCACTAGAGGAAATCGTTAAGGTGTACCGCCAAGGCGGAGAAGTAGCACCCACAAGCCCAACAGCCACAAACAGTGACACACCAGCTGCACCGTTTGAACTACACCACATGGGTAGGAAAGCCCCGGCACGAAACCAAACGATTGGGTCAAGTGGTGAACCGCCAACATTGAAACAGTTAGGTATGTTGAGGTCCAAAAACTGGGAGGGTGCC